CAGATATCACATCAATAGGTGGAAATCCTTCAGGTTTTGCAGAGTTAGATGATATTCATTATTTTCAAAAGAAGTTGTATATGTCTTTGAAATATCCTATGTCAAGAGTTGTTTCTATGCACGAAAGCAGAAATGGGGAAATAGTGTTTGGTGGTAATCAAGATGAGATAGCCAGAGATGAAATCAAATGGGCCAAATTTCTTGAAAAATATCAAAATAGATTATGCTCGAAGTTATTAGATTTATTTTTGTTACATTTAACATTTATGGGTTATGTAAAGCAGTATGATTTAGATGTATCAAAGTTAAGAATAACAATGACACCTCCTAATAATTATATTGATCAAATCAATCAATCCAAGCTTCAAAGAATGTTTGACAACTATCAAAACTTGTCCAACAATGAAGAGTTCCCTAAGTCTTTTTTAATGAGGAAATATTTAAAATTTGAGGATGAGGATTTAAAAGAATTAAGCAAAGGCTGGAGTGATGATGAAAAATATGGATTGAAGCAAGAGTCAGCTTTTTAGCTTTAATACATTCTAAAAATATACTAGAATCCTCAATGATTTCAGGTTTTTGTTGTTATCATTGAGGGTTTTTAATATTAAGTTAAATTGTTAATAAATAACAATGAATAATAATGGTTAAATAATTTGTATAAGGGAGGTCAAAATGGCAGATAAAGAAAAAGTAAGACAAGCATTTAATGATTTTGAGGACGACAAATTTAATGATGCTTCAGATACACTAAGACAAGAAATTAAGAAAGATATGAATTCCTTTTTAAAGGATAAATTAAAATTGAAAAATGATCCTTTGAAGGTAGAGACAGAAGAGGAGTAATAAATGCTTAAAAAGTTAATTACAGAAACAAGTGACAAGATCGTCACTGAATCAGTTGGCAAAGATCTTTATGTTTCAGGTATTTTTTCTTCTGCTGGTGTTAGAAATAATAATGGGCGTGTATATGAAAAATCTTTACTTGATAGAGAATTAAATAAAGTGATGAATCAAGTAAAGGAAAGTTCACTATATGGTCAATTAAATCATCCTGAAAAACCCGATATAGATTTAGAGAAAGTAGCTATAATGGTTGAAGATCTTCATTGGAAGGGTGATGATATAATAGGTAAAGCAAAAGTGCTCAGTAGTACTTATTGTGGTGGTATTTTAAAGGGGATTATAGAAAGTGGTGGTAGAGTCGGTATATCTAGCAGAGGATTAGGTACAGTAAATGAAGACGGAAAAGTAAATGAAGATTATAATCTTATTTGCTGGGACATCGTTTCTGATGCTAGTAATCCTGGGTCTAAATATGTCAACGGAATTTATGAAGGTAAAGAGTTCGCCATTAAAAATGAATCCTCTGAAATGACAATAAAAGAAGCAAGAAAAGAAGCCTACAAACATATATGGCAAGTTATTAAAGATATTGAAAAAACAATATAAGGAGGAAAGTTATAATGGACAGAATTTTAGAAATGCTAGGTATTAAAAAACTTGATGAGTCTGATCAAGAAAAACTAAAAACAGAATTAGAAGCTATCATTGAATCAAAAGCTACTGAAAAATCAAAAGAAATGGAAGATGATATTAAAGAAAAAGTCGTCGAAGAAATGGAAACAAAATTCGATAACTATAAAGAAGATATTACTGCCAAATTCTCTAACTTTTTGGATGACCTTTTAGAAGAAGAACTAGTTCTTCCTGAAAATATTCTTGAGTATGCAAGATTAGGTGAAGAATATCAACCATTGATAGAAAACTTCAAAACTAAATTGGCTATTGATGAAGGTATTCTTGATAATGAAGTAAAAGGTATTCTCAAAGAAGCCAAAAATGAAATCGTTGAACTCACATCTAAAAATGACGAAATGGTATCAGAAAATCTTGATAACAAATCAAAACTAGAAAAAGTAATGACAGAAAATTATTTACTTAAAAAGTGTGACGGTCTCACACCAAAACAAAAAGAAAAAGTATTTAATATTCTTGAAGGCGCCAGTAAAGAGGACATTGACAAAAAATTCGACATTCTTGTTAAAATTAATGAGGAAGATGACGAATTTGAAACAAAAGAATGTCCCGAATGTGGTACAGAAAACCCAGAAGACGCTACAAAATGTAAAGAATGTGGTACACCTTTTGACAAAAAGAAAAAAGATGACGATGACGACGACGACAAAGACAAAGACGATAAAAAGAAAAATGAATCTAAGACATATATAGACGAAAATAAAACTTTAGATGAAAGTAATCCAAAGAGCCTATGGTTAAAAGTTCTTAGAGAAAAAACTTTCTAAAACAAAGCAAATTAAAAATAGTAAAAATAGAATTAATACAAACAAGGAGGAAATGTTATAATGAAAGATATTAAAACACTTTTAAGCGACTGGGGTGAAATTCTTGACGAAGGTGATAAAATCACTAACCCTAGAGTAAAAAAAGCTACCGCAGTTATGCTAGAAAACCAAGCACTTTATTTAAGTGGCGGTAAACAACTTAATGAAACCAACTCTTATTCATCAGGTAATCTTGATCCTAATGGTACAGGTTATTCAGGTAACGGGGAATTCCATAAAATTGCCATCCCTATGGTTAGAAGAACATTCCCTGAACTAATCGCACATGATATCGTTGGTGTTCAACCACTTACAGGACCAGTCGGACTAGCTTTCGCACTTAGATTTAAAGCAGATCAAGAATATGATGGCGCCGTAGATACAGAAGTTGGATACAATACCCTTGATCCCGCATATACAGGTACATATGCAACATCAGCTGCTGAAGCCCTTGGCTCTAAGACAGTTCCAGATGTTGACGGGCATCCTGGTATTGGTGGCGGACTTGGTATTGGTACTGGTAAAGGTATCAAAGAACTAAGCATGACCATTGAAAAAACACAAGTAGAAGCCAAAAGCAGAAAACTTAGAAGTAGATGGTCAATTGAAGTAGCACAAGATATCAAAGCAATGCACGGTCTTGATCTTGAAGAAGAGATGATGGACGTTCTTTCTTATGAGATCACTGCTGAAATTGATAGAGAACTTATTAATAAAATCAGATCAGTTGCATCAACTAACCCAAGATCAATAACATGGGATTACGCTGCAGCAGATGGTAGATGGGAAGCTGAGAAATACAGAAACCTTTTTAACCTTATTATTAGAAAAGCTAACCAGATCGCAATCGATACAAGAAGAGGAGCAGGTAACTTTATTGTAGCATCTCCTACTCTTTGTGCAGCACTAGAAACTACTAACTCTTTTACTATATCTCCAGTTGATAATGATATCAATACAGCTGTTACTGGTATTTCTAGAGTTGGTTCTCTTGACGGTAGACTGTCTATTTATAGAGATACTTTTGCTACTACTGATGATCTTATAATTGGATATAAAGGACCATCTGCTTATGATACAGGTATTGTTTATCTGCCTTATATTCAGTTGATGACAGCCAGAGCCACTTTTGAGGATTCTTTCCAACCTTCTGTGGGTCTGATGTCAAGATATGCAGTAATTGATCATTTATTTGGATCTAGAAATTACTACATTAGAGTAAATTCTGTAAATCTACCCTAGTAGATTAAACACATAGTTTTATATAAAATGGTACTTGTCTTTGATAAGTACCATTTTTTTGCTTTATTATGATATAATTAAAAACAAAAGGCAAATTATGAAGCTGACTATATGTAATGCACATGAATTTAAACTATCAAAAACAGGTAAGTCATTTATTAAAGGTAATTGGAAAAATGGCACATACTTTTTATTTGATCAGTGTGCCTATTGTAAAGAACCTTATTTCTCGAAAACTAAAAATGCCACATTTTGCTCTAATCAATGTAATAATAACAGCCAAAAATATCCATATCAATATATAAAAGATTACATAGAAAAAGAAGGATATGAACTATTATCTGATACCTATGTTAAAATTCATAACCATATAAGTGTTAAATGTGATAAAGGACATGAGTACAAAGTAACATTTAATAATTTTTATCTTGGATATAGGTGTCCTATATGTAACAATGACAATAAAAAACATTCATATCAATATATAAAAGATTACATAGAAAAAGAAGGATATCAATTATTATCTGATACCTATGTGAACGCTCACAATTATATAAAAGTTAAATGTAATAAAGGACATATATTCAAAACAAAATTTAACTGGTTCGAATCAGGTAGAAGATGTCCTATCTGTAATGCGGAATCAACTTCAAGTAAACAAGAACAAGAAGTCCAAGATTATGTTGAATCACTAGGGTACCGTATAATAAGAAATGATAGAACTCAGATAATCAATCCTTTAACTAACAGAAACCTTGAATTAGATATATGGATACCTGATAAAAATAAAGCCATTGAATATAATGGGACATACTGGCATAATAAATTGTATATGTTTCAGAAAGACAAAATAAAAGTAGATCAGTGTAAACAAAAAGGTATTGATCTATTAGTTATTAATGAAGATAAATGGACCAATAGTAAAAACATAGAACAAGATATAATTACAAAATTTCTTGAAGGTAAACTATGAAACTAACTATATGTAATGCACATGAATTTAAACTAGTAAAAAATGGCAAGTTTTTAAGAAACAAAACCTATTACTTTTTAAAAGATGAATGTTTGTACTGTAAAAACCCTTTTATGTCATTTGATTATAATAGTAAATATTGTTCACTGAAATGTAACGCTAATTCAAAAAAACCGTCTTATAATGAAATCAAAAAATCCTTTGAAAAAGAAAAATATACCCTATTATCAAATAGTTATAAATCAAATAAAAAGTATCTCAGATTTAGGTGTGATAAAGGACATATTCACAAAATAAAATGGAATGATTGGCAACAGGGGGCTAGGTGTTTTTTTTGTAGTAAAAATAACGGATTTGATTTTAATGAGGTTAAAAGTTCTTTTGAAAAAGAAAAATATACTTTATTATCAACCAGTTACAATAACAGGGACCAATATTTGAATTTTATGTGTGATAAAGGACACGTTCATAAAATATCTTATGGTAAATGGTTATCTGGACAAAGATGTGCTATCTGTAATGCAGAATCAACTTCAAGTAAACAAGAACAAGAAGTCCAAGATTATGTTGAATCACTAGGGTACCGTATAATAAGAAATGATAGAACTCAGATAATCAATCCTTTAACTAACAGAAATCTTGAACTAGATATATGGATACCTGATAAAAATAAAGCCATTGAATATAATGGTACATACTGGCATAATAAATTAGATATGATTAAAAAGGATAAAATAAAAATAGACCAGTGTAAACAAAAAGGTATTAATTTATTAATTGTCCAAGAAGAGAAATGGATCAATAATAAAAACACAGAACAAGATATAATTACAAAATTTCTTGACAATGATGAAATTGTATGATATATTGTATTCTTATAATTTTAAATAGAGGGTTTTTATGAATGATACTATTACATATAATATATCAACAAAAAACACAATAGATGCTATAAATGTATGTAAAAAAATTAATAAAGATAAAGACAAATTTGATGTAAAAAATGTTTACAATAAAGAAAGAATATTGTTTATAGTATTTAATAGCAGTGTATCAGATAAGTCAATTAAAAAAATTACAAAATTGATAGGGTGATTTATGGATAATTAAAGGATAATAATGTTAGGTCCACCTGATATAATAATATTTTTGATATTTGGTTGGATTAATAAAATTTAATCCTTGACACCTTGTAAAATCTATGGTATTATACATCCATAATTAAAAGAAAGGATTTTTACCATGTCAGAAATAACCTTTGCAGAAGCAATTAGAATGGTTCATCCAGACTCTAACCCTAACATTATGAATCCTGGGGATAAAGTTAGAACCATTATGATGTATAAAAGAGATCCCAAGAAAATGTTTTCTTGTCTTTCTGCATGGGGTCTTGTAAATGGGTCTAATCAACCCGAAAATCCTACAAAACAAAAAATTCTCATAGAGGGCATTGATAGCCTTATTCCAAATCATGTATATAATGGCAATGTTGTAATCAGACATAAAAGCTGTTATGGATACATGGAAGTCCTTAGAACTACTTCTAAAAGGGTTTATTTCACTGAAAATACAACCAAAATTCATGGTATGAAATATTGTCATATTAAATCAGTTATTAAAGCATTTAAAAAGGTATAACTTATGGAACTGACTAAAGAAAACAAAGATTATATTGATAGCTTAAACATTGAACAGTTGCTTCATAAATGGAGGTTTGCACCTGTTGGTGATCCATGGTTTCAAGGTGATACAGGAAAATACTGGTCTGATAGAATGTTTAATTTAAGAAATCAAAATGATGATAGTTATGTACTTGCTTCAAAATCTATAGGATGGAATAATTCAATGATTAGAAAAATAACAAGAAAAGAATTCTATCAAATGGGTGAGTTTGCAAATACCAGCTTATTTAGAAAACACAATGGAAAGCACTGGGAATATTTTAAAGATTATTCCATCATTTGGTCTTGACATTATCTGTATATATGGTATAATGTATTTAAACATTAAGGGGGAATATACCATGAAAGTTTTTAAATATGACTTTAATACAGGTAAAAGAGGCGAATGTATAGATAATTTTATCCATTTTGGTAATGGTCAGAGAATAGGTATCTGTAAAAAATCAGGTATGGAAGTTTATGAATATATTGATAGTGTTGACAATTGTATTACAGCTGATGATTATATAGAGGATGCCATTTGTTGTTGTATAGGTAAAACAAATAATAATAAATGGGAATGGATTATTATACCTAACAAGGATCTAAGTAAAAAGGCTATAGAAAGAAATAAAAAACTCTTTGGAACAGAATATTTTGATATGGGGGTTACAAAATGATTAACATTTATATTAATTTCATTTATAATTGGGAAACATGTTTACTTCATATTGCAAGTATAGTATCTTTAATGATATAATGGTTTGACAATATGATTTGATAAAAAGGATATGGGGAACATTTGATATGGAAAAATGTGTTGATGGTTTTTGTTATAAAGGTTTTTATGATAGGAAAATTATTCTAGAAAAACAATGGAATGATGTTAGTATCAGAGCAGAAAAAAGGATAGACTTTTATTTTAAGAATATTGATGCTGCTGAACTTTATGGTGTAGACAGACCATCTAGAATTATTAAATTTAATTTTTGTCCATTGTGCGGTAAAATGTTTAAAAGGTAAATATATGTCTGAACAACATATCATTATATTATTTGTATCTGTTTTAATTATTGCATTTATATCAAATAAAATTGAATCTTTTTTAAGAAAAAAACGTATAAAGAATCATGAAAAAAGAATGATGTTATTAAGAAAAGAAACTATGGAATATGATATGAAGCGTGAAAAAGAAAAACAAAAAAGGAGCTTGGACTGGTGAACAAAATCTATGGTCTTGATTTTAAAGTTGACAATTTAACAAAATTATAGTAATATAAATAAAAGATTTGGAACTTAATATAAAAAATATCTCTATTATTACTAGAGAATAACTTATTAAATATTATATCAAGGAGTTTATTAATGTCTAAAACATATTGGTACTATGATCCCATTGTTGATGAATATAATGAATATGATACGGCAGAAGAAAGGGATAATGATGTTA